ATACTTTAAATAGTCTTGGAGTCTTCAACTGGGACATTCCATGGACTACAATTAATGCAGTAGACGGATCAACTGGTCAAACGATTGAAGGTAATGAGATTACATTGAACGAATTATTGAATCTAGTCAAAAAGGTTGGAACCGGTGGAGATCAAATTGCGTCAGCGATCACAGCTGCGTATGTTGGAACAGTTGGAACAGATGCACAAATGCAGCAAGCTTCAGGATACGAGGAAAAAATCCAGAAGTATCAAAGAAATTTATACGATCAAACTAGCGGGCCTTATTGGAATAGAATATATGGACCAGTAAACGTGATAACCAAGTCGACTAGAAGAGAGCGAGGAATTCAAACTGGCTGGGAGACAAATCCTATTGTTTTGAAATTTCATTACACGTTTAGATCATTCAATGGAATGAGTCCTAAAATCGCTGCGCTTGATATTATTTCAAACTTCATGAACTTAACATATCAAGATGCTCAATTCTTGGGTCAGCTTGCAAGATACTTTCCTAAGCTTGGAATAAAATTCGATCCTACCACAACTGAGGCAATCGGTAATATTTTGACCAGCTGGGGTTCAACTCATGCTGGTAATAACTCACAAGAATTCGGTACAATTTGGGCAAATCTAGTGGGCGCAGTAAAATTGGCCGGAAGTAAAATAGTGTCAGATCCGCTTGGAGTTGGACAAAAAGTTTTACAGACTGGATTAATGAGACCTGATTTGCTGGGCGGAACAATTCCGGAGCTAATTTCAATCAAGTCGGCCTTATCTGATAGACCAGTCGGTGAGTGGCATATAGTTGTTGGAAATCCAATGAACCCCATATTTGTAATGGGGGATCTACTCTGTTCAGACGTTAAAATGGTATGGGATGATGAGCTTGGACCTGACGATTTTCCGACCGGTGTAATGTTCACAGTCACATTAAGACAAGGAAAGCCTAGAGATAAAACTGCAATTGAAAGAATGCTGAACCACGGTCAAACTAAATTAACAGCTGGCGCTCTTAGAACTTCATCAGCCGATGATACGTTCGGAGAACAGAATAATACTGCTTGGAATTCTTTGACTAACTCTGAAACTACTCCAGATAAGCTAGGCAAAGTATACTCTCAACTTGATGCCGGAAAGAAAAAGGCATATCAATCGTTTAGGGATAGATTCTTGACCGGCTATGGATTTGACAAGGTTGGTGATAATTTCACGGCTGCCTCAGATAAGAGTAAACTGGACGATAGCTTGTTACTATTGTACTATCAGCGTCAATACGGAAATAACTAATTAAACATGATAGAACTTGCAATACTTGGAAAAAAGATAAGTTTTACCAAAACCAACGGGGATTCGGTGGTTGACCTAACTAGGCGAAGCGTTTCGTTTAGGGGAGTAACTGTGAATCAAGGTAAAACGTATATAGTTGAAGATGGATTACAGATGAGAGGTGATTTAATTTCTAAAATATTTTACCAGACTTCAAGCTTCCTATGTCTTTTACTGAAATACAATGGAATTTCAAATCCATTTGCAATTGATGTGAATGACATCCTTAAATTACCCGACGGTTCAGTACTATCAGCAATGCTATCTAATCCAGATAGATTAAATGGATCAGATAATAATTGGACAACCTCAACCAGAAAGAAGAAGAAACCTCAATTCATTAAACCTGCTACTAAGCAGGATCAAAAGCGTCTTGACTATTTAGCAACTAAATACGGAACGGCGGTCGCTCCGACTACTGCAGCCAAGGACACATCGGTCAAGATAGCAAATGGAAAGGTCGTATTTGGTTCAGGAGTTACATCGATTAAAAAAGAAGATTGCCCTGATCCAATTTCAAGAACTAAGCTTCTTTCAACTTTGTTAAAAAATAAAATTAACGGTTAATGGGATTAGAAAGCATAATTCTTACTAAGATTGATCCTAAATTGACTCCACCGAGTCTTGACATTCTTGATCTAGAAAAACCGGATGGTGATGTTCAGAGAACGCCTGATCGTACTGGATACGCAGATCAGCTTGGAAAGAAATCTCCGCTGATCAAGATAGGAAATGCTAGAATTGCATCTACTGATATTATAGCAGCCTCAATTTATTATGATGATTTTATTCCGAAAATACATGTAAGCATTTTTGATTCAATTGGAACGTTCACGTCCGTTACTTTTCCCAAAAAGAATCCGCTATTAACAATTTACATTGCAAAAAGTCATGCTAAGCTAAATGAGCTATGTCAGACATTTTTAATAACAGACATTCAATCGATCCCAATGAGTCAATCGATCATTAGATACGATTTCTATGGCGAACTATACATCCCAAAATTGAATGGAAATTTCATAAAGTCATATTCAAACATGACTTCACAAGAGGCACTACAGCAAATAGCTAGAGAGCTTGAAATCGGATACGCATCAAATGAAGAAACATTTGATGATAAGATGACATGGATCAACCCAAATCTGAACTATAAGTCCTTCATCAAGACGATTGCGGATCACTCATTCAAAAATAAAGACTCCTTTTTTGAGTGTTTCATTGACCGATATTACACACTGTGTTTAGTGAACGTTGAAAATCAGTTGAAACCGTTTGACAGTGATAAAGACATTCCAATGGGATATGCTGCGACCTCAACTGAATATATTGACCTAAGTTTGGCAAAAGATGCATCTGAAAGTCTTAGCATTGACGAACAAGTTCCAATAATCTTGACAAACGGATCAAGTCTTGGAGCAGGATCAGATTTTACGATTGTTGAATACTCAATGATGAGTGAAAATGGAAGTATTCTAAAAAGATCAGGTTTCAGAAAGCGACTACAAATGTATCAACACGGAGAGGAAGAAGCTCTTAAAGATTGGTTCGTTGAACCGCTATCAACTGTCTCACCAGACGGAGAACAGGTGCATCAAACTCCAGATCTCACCGATTACACGGACGAAGGCAATGAAGTAGTCAAATGGATGGGAACAGATTATGGAAATTCTCACCTAAGTTACAAGTACGCAAAATTAGTGAATCATCATAATCGTGAAGAAACTGAAAAGCATCTAATGAGAGTCAAACTTGACGGCATTAATCATAACATTAGCAGAGGAGCCAGAGTAGCGGTTGACATATATGGAGATAGATTAAAGAGAGCTAGCGATGATTCGACCAAGGACGAATTAATAGTACAAGACAGTCAACAGGACAGAGACAAGACCGGTAGAGATACGGCTTCTGCTCAAATTAAGGATGAGTACTTAAGCGGAGCTTATTACGTTAAAAGTATAGAGTATCACTACAATGCAATGGCTGAACCTAGACAAAAGTTTTCAACAGTAATGATGCTAAGTAGACGTAGTTGGTTACCTGAACCTAAAATGGAAAATAAAATTTAATAATAATGGCTCAATTAATAAACGGACCTAAGCGTTATAAACAATTCGTAAAGAGCGCGCTAGCCGATGTACAGGACCCAGTATTTCTAACCTTTGATCTTGACTTTTTTCCAAATCAAGCTGATGAAAAATCTGCCTGGATTCCAACGGTAACCTCTACTACAGGCGATGACTTGTATTGGGATAACTTATTGCGTCCAGCTAGAGATAAGGAGTCTTTGGCAACAAATTCTAAGTACGTGAACGTAGAATGGTCCGCTCAAGATTGGCTATTAGAGTACGGATCGGCATGGACAAAACGAACTTCCGGGTTCTTAACTGCTGCGATTGCACAGTTAAGAAAACTTCAAGAATCTCCATGGTATTTCCAATCGATTCAAGGAGTTGATCAACTGTGGAAAGCCGCATCTAGAGTTAAGGAAGGAGACAAAAAGGTAGAGATTACCATAAATTGTCTAGATTCAATCGAACAGCCTTTGCTTAAGTTCGCGGGGTACTACCGTAAAGCAATTTACGATGCGGATAAACTATGCTACACCCTACCCGATAATTTAAGAACTTTCGACATGACGATCACCCTATTTGAAATTAGAGACATTGACGATCGTTCTGCTAATTTAGCGAGCGGGCTACACCAAATAAAGTACAGACTACAAAGATGCGAATTTGATTTTTCGGAGACGCTAGGTGGTCCAACAAGCGGTAGTGAAATTAAAGCCTACACTGAGGATAAACCGTTTAGCACATCGTTCAAGATCAGGGCAGGTTGGGTCATAGAGGAATCCGAATCTTCAACGGATTCAGACTATCATTCACTGGGTATTTTTGCGGGACTCGCCAGTTCACTCGAGGGTAGAGCTCAAAGGTTCTTATCTAGTGCAGCAAGACTTCCCGCTAGAATCATTGGAGACTTAACCAATCAATTGCAAACCAGACTTGAAACCTCTTTATCACAAAACGTGTATAATAGAAGTACAGAAGTTCTTGGAACAAATGAGGTATTCGGAAGACGTGCACCGGTTGGACCGACCGGAGGTCAAGGCGTCAATGATGATGTTTATCCAGGAGCTGACATAAACAAAATAATTAGGGACGGAGAACTGGGAGACGTTTATCCATAATTAAGATATGATAACTTCAAATAATGAAATTGTAAAAGACTCGACTGGCGCAGAACTAATCGTTACTCGATACTTAGGTGAGGTGGTTGACGTAAAAGATCCATTGAGAGAAGGCCGTTGTAGAGTCAGAGTATTTAGCATATTCGATAATTTGGCAGTCGAAGACATTCCATGGGCAATACAGATGAAAAAGCCGACGTTCTTTGGCCAATATGCCAAAGCTGGATCAATTTCAATTCCAAAGAAAGGTTCAATTGTTGAAGTTGTTTTTAATAATGGAAATCTCTACTCACCAGAGTACGGTCAGATCCAAGAAATAGGAGACGATATCAAGGAGGCCCTACAATCCAGCACGGATTACGAATATGAGGGAGCTCATTACATTCTATTTGACGGAGATGAGCATATTAAAATATACTTCACTAAGGGTAGGGGACTAACTTTTGAAATGAAGGATTCGTACTTAACGATTGACCAAAATTCAAAGATTGAAATTTATCATAAGGACGGACTGTCCTCAATGGAATTTGATGGAAATGTCATTAACGTTCAAAGCTCGTCTCAGGTAAACGTCACGTCTAACGTGATAACTCTAGAGGGCCAAACGATAAACGTTAACGGGCAATTAACCAACATTGGCGCGAATGCAAAAGCTGAGCATGCTGTGATGGGAAATACTCTATTTGAAGTGTTGGTGACTCTGGCCTCAGCAATCGATGCTAAAATGCCAAGCACGCCTGGTGCAAACTCAGCATACGTTACATCGATGCTGCCTAAATTACTATCTGGTACCGTAACGGTAGGAATGTAAATCGAAACGGTCTTCGCATTCAGTCAATACCAACTCCTTATTTAAACCGCTTAGTGAATCACCAAAATGGATTGCTCTAAACCTAAGCTCCTTGGTTTTCTTTGCATGAGCGATGTCCTCAGCCAGGGTTGGAAGATCCTCTCGTTTCCTGAAATATCGGCTTGAGGC